GCTACTGACCTGGACCTGAGCCGCAGCCAGGCCTTGACCGAGTCATCATCAGCAGGGTCCAGGGGAGAAGCCATCCTCACTGGTGGTCTCCCACCGGTCATCTTGGTGAACTCCTTACGTACCTCTACCTGACCCTGACGGTAGAGGTTCTCCAGTGGAGCATTGAATGCCAGCCCTGCCTCTGCCTTGAATGGTACATTGATGTTCTCTAGTCGCTCTGGTGAGTTGGCCTGGATTGCCTTGAGTGCCTCATCGATGAGCTTGTCAACCTGCTTGGACTGGATGCTGAGATAGGCTCTGACTATCTGGGCCTCGGCTGAATCCAGACCTATGGCCATGGCGACAAAGTCAGGTACCTTCTCTGCCAGGGTCCTGGGTGCTCGCATATGGGCAGGCCTGGACGCTGACTCCCGCCTGGTCTTGACCGAGTGATGCGAGTGGCACAGAGACTGCAGGTTTGAGTGCTCATCCAGACCCCCCTGTGACCTAGGCAGGATGTGGTCCACGTCAGTAGCCCGGACCCCACACTCCCTGCAGTTGGGTTCACGTTTCAGATGAGACCGCCTGAGCTTCTGCCACCTGTACCCATATCCTCGCTGAGCAGAACTGGGTCTCCTGGCCTTGGTGGTAGTAGGGCCAGGTCCCTCATCGTCACCCTCATCCTCCTCACCAGGAGCCGCAGGTGCAGGTCTCTCAATGCCAGGTTCCTCATCAAACTCCTCCATCTCAGGTAGCTCAAGGAGTTCCCGTAGCTCATCCTCCAGGCCCTGGTCCACGGTGATGGCTCCAGTAGGTATCAGCTTACCCAGTGCCTCGGCCATGGCTACTGCGTCACGCCGGTCCAACCTTGAGTGAGTGAGTTCTGGTATGTCGGCATCAGGGAAGTTGAAGGCCATCCACCTGGGTATCAGGGTCCTGTTGATGGTACCGGTGATTTGCTTGGCCACGGCACCCAGGGCCATCAGGAAGAAACTCGACTTGTCCCGATGCATCGCCAGACTGCCTCCTCCAGTTCCCATGGCCAGGAACTCAGCCAGGATGCCACGGAGTATCATGAGGTCGTGGTAGTTGATAGTGGGCAGTGGGTCCAGGACGGTGCCATCGATACCCTGGACCCGGTACTTAAAGTCATCGGTCTCCAGCATGTAGGCGCGTTCATGGACCCGTACTGACATCAGGGCTGCTTCGGCGTCACCCTTCTTGTCCTGAGCCTGAGCCGAGGACCCCAGGGTGCCTACATCCACACCGGCTGTACGCTTCTCCAGTGCTACAGCATTAGCCCTCTGGGCACGTTCCTTGAGCAGCCAGTCCTTACGCGCTGCCCTGAGAATCGAGGTACCCCTGTAGTTGCTGCCCTCCTGCTCATTCACGAATACCAGCAGCCTGTCAGCAGGTATCGTGACCTCCTGGAAGCTCTTGGACATCAATTGCTGCTTGATACCAGCCAGGTGCCCAGAGTCATCCAGCAGCCAGCCAGTGATGGTCCTCGGCATCCTGGGTGCTAGGTCTGTGAGGACCGCCAGGGGTTGTCTGAACTCAGGGTCATCCTTGACCTCCCACACTGTCTCGAATGGCATGGTGCCGAAGTCCAGATGGAGCAGCATGTGGCGCAACACCCATTCCCAGGAATGGAACAGTCCATCAAACAGCTTGGTCTCCATCCACTCAGCAATACGCTTGTCCTCGGTTGAATCAGATGGAGGCTCGATGTGCCAGTCAGCAGCTAGAATGGGGAGCTTGACCACGCTGAGAGCAGCCCTGACCTGAGAGTCTGACCTACGCATACGGTCTATCTCATCGTAGAGCTTGGTCCCTAGCAGGTCCTGGTTGTAGTCCTCCTCAGTGAGCGTCAGGGTACCAGTCCCACCAGCAGAGGGAGTCACTAGGGTACCTGTCCCACCTATCTCACCAGGAGGAGGAGATGCTGCCCTGATTATCTCGAATGGTCCCAGCTTCATCTTAGCTCCCTACTTACCGGCTGTGTCACCAGGAGATACCGGGTCCACGTTGGCTATGGCCTGTGCTCTGTAGTAGCTGGCCAGGTGCTCCTGACCTATCTTGGAATCGGTCTTGTGAGGGTGGTTGCAGTCTGGACAGTCGTACTCAAACAATTCAGAGTGAGGAGGTGAGCCGGGACCATCTCTCTCATCACCTTCCTCATCTTCCCCTTCCTCCTCATTGGTTTCCACCTCTGCAAAGTGCAGTCTCTCAGTCAGGTCCTCAACCTTGGCCACTAGGGATGCTATGACCTCAGCATGGCCACAATCCGGGTCACTTGCTACCTCAGCAGCAGCCTCAGCGGCCAGGTCCAACAGGCCATCTAGGCCACCAGGTTTGTCTGGTAGCCACTTGTCGAATAGCTTGGTCTTGATTAACTGCTTGGTATTAGGCATGGTATCCTCCTACTAATATACGTCCTGAGCTACCCCATGAGTGAGGTCTCCCCTATACGATGGTACGATGACCTCTGAGGACCTGGCACCAAACGTGCATCCACTGACCACCAGACCCAGAGCCGTCACACAGTCATCCCACATCCCCTCTGGTGCGCTGTACTTAACTCCTGTCCTAGTGTACTCATACTCAAATGACTCAAGCTCCTGGGAGATGACACCCTCAGGGTAGCTGATGTCCTGGCTCTGGATGACTACAGCCAGGCCCTCCATCAATCGCTGCTTACTAGGGCCAGTCAGGACATAGGCCTCGACATTGTTCCCTAGCTTCCTGATGAGCCGCTCCACAATCGGGTCACCTACCCCTGTCGCATCGATGACTGCCTTGGTGCTGCCTACCAATGAGGCTATGGTCTCAGTGGTCTCCTCCCATGGACGCTGGAACCTCTCGAACCTGCATACATCACCCAGGTGGTCCAGGGCTATGCCGACAGTCCAGTCATTGTACTTGGCTAGGTCCCACCCCCAGCAGACTGGCTCACGCTCGCTATGGAGTACCCCGTAGCACCTGCTGATTGCATCGCCTGCCAGGCCATTGAAGGGGTTCCCCTCATCGTCACTGGCAATGGCATCGAATAGCTCGCCAGCCACGTTATCTGGGAGCTTGGACCGGGCATCCTCGACACCCTCCCAGGAGAGGACTCCAGCATCGATGGCATCCTGTGCTGTGATGCGATGGTACGCTGAATCCCTCTCACCTGCTTCTGCCCTCCTGGCCATCTGGTAGGCCCAGTTCTTCCTGCCCTTGACGTTGCCAATGATGCGTACCGGTCCACCCGTTGCTGTGATGGTGGTGACACAAGCTGTCCAGGCCTCAGCCTTACACCTGGAGGCCTCATCGATGACCAGGCCATAGACATCCTCACCGTAGAGGTTGTCAGGGTTGTCTGCTGACTTGAACCACATCACAGCACCATTGAATAGGGTGATGGTGAGTTCAGTCTCGTTGCTGGTGTAGAGTTGCCTAGGCAGGCCTCGCTTGGTCCTGCGATAGGCTATCTTGGCTTGGGAGTACACAGGAGCTACCCACCAGAAGTTCTGTCCCTCGGTACCATACAGAGCTAGCTCTGTGAGCCATACGATACAGCCCACTGTCTTGCCTGACTTGGTGCTGGCCTCGATGTAGCACCACCTAGCCAGGTCGAATACAGCAGCCTCCTGTTTGGGGTACAGGGCAGGCCTGGTGTACTCTAGTTTGAGGGGAGTAGTAGTCATCTATTCAGCCTACCCCAGGTCCTCACCATGTCCCAATATGGAGACTTACACTTACTACATCGAGACGGTGACTCCTGACGTGACTCAAAGTCCCGGTCACACCTCAGGCACCTAAAGACAATGATAGGCAGTCTGGTCATAGACCCTCCACTACCTTACCGTTAGTATGGGGTACCTGAGCCATCAAGGCCTCCAGGTCCTCCGGTGGTCTAGGACCTTGTGGGGTGTCAAATGCGATGGTGAAGTTCAACAGCTTGCCCTCCACCTTGAGTGGGGCATCCAGACCTAGGAGTCTGCATCTCCTGTCTATGCACTTGAGGATACCGGCCAATAGAGCAGGGTCACCAGTCTGGGGTATGACATGGGCTACCTCACCGGTATCCTTATCGAGTAGCAACCTGGGTAGACACTGTAGCTCCCAAGCATCCCAGTAGACCTGCTCAAGGCGGTCTATCTTGGCTACCTCTATGGTCTTGGACTCATCCAGGTCCATGACAGTCCTGTTCTGCCATCGGTCCCTGATGACCTTGAGGTCATAGGTGACCTGCTGACGGCTGACTCCTAGGGCCTTAGCAATGTCAGCGTGGCTCATACCGGCCAGGTTCATACCAGCAGTCTCGGCACGGTCCTGCTCACGCTTGGTGGTGTTCCTGGTGCTGGTGGCCATGATGGTGCGTGACCTCCTGTGCTAACGCCTGGGCTAACCGTAGGAACGTAGCACAGAGGAGGTCTGGGAGTCAAAGCTATGACAGGTGGTCAAGGGAAGGGTACAGATACGGACCAGTCTCAGCCAGGCACAAAAAAGGACCCCCGGTGAGGGGAGTCCAGTAGGAGTCCAGTAGGAGGGTGGGGATGAGGTCCTGGAGTGCTACCAGTTGGTAACCTCTCTGACCTCCTCCTCTGTGGGTTTGGTACAGGTCAGGCCTGCTAGGAGCTTGGTGACTGCCCTACGCTCCTCATCGAGTTGGGCCTTTGGGATGTGCATGGAGTTGGTGGAGTTCATGATGTCTATGACGGCTGTCTGGTTGCGTCTGACCAGGGCTATTGCTTCCTTGATGTCCATGGCTACTCCTTACCTAGATTGAATACCGCGTCTAGGAACTCAATCAGGGCTGCTTCTAGCTTCTCAAAGTCTGCCCTGATGACTCCCTCCTCAAGGCTGGGCTGTTCCTCCATCGCCTCACGCGCGTCTAGGAACTCAATCAGGGCTGCTTCTAGCTTCTCAAAGATGGTCATGGTTTAGGCGCCTCCTGTTGCTGTTTTGGTCCCTTATTGGAAACCATACGGTTACACCTTCTACAGAACTGCGGCATACCAGACCTGACCGCTTCCTGGTGTTGACGGCAGAAGTCAAGCGAGAAGCTGCCAGCCACTATAGCCAGTTTCCGACACCGTCCACCCTTGGGTCCTACCTGGGAACATCGCTGCTGAGACATATCCAACCTCCTACAAATGGGACTGGCCCTAGCGAGATGCTAGGGCCAGTTTTAGTTGTCTCTCCACCATGGAGGCTATCTCGCCGACCTCGGCATCTGTGAGAGGTCGGCCCAGTCTGGCCTCATCCTCCTTGGCTATCCTCTGGGCCTCAGAGATGGACTCCAGGATTATGGCCTTGATTGCTTCGCTAGCTGTCATGGTTGGTACTCCTCGCTTGATTTCCTTAACTACTTAGGAGTATACAGATGCTGCTATCTCCTGTCAAGCCGATTCATACCCCAAATTCCAAACCAGTTATTCGCAGGTGTTGTGACCGCACGACATACACTGGAGACACCCACCCCGATGGAACATGGCCTCCTGACCACAAGCAGGACATGCCTGACCCTGGCGTTGAATGGTGAATGGCTCATGAGGTCCAGGCCTACCTACCTCAATGTGGCCATTCTCTATGGGTAGGTAATCCTGGTTAGGTTCATGAACCCAGTTCGCGCCACCATGACCGTCTGGCTCTATGTAGGATGAGTCTGTAGCTGAGTCCTGTGCACCTAGGACCCTGGCCAGGGCATCATAGACCGAGGTGATGAACTTACCATCCTCCCAGGTACCGTGGCCACAGTCGATGCCCTTTAGCTGACCCCTGACT